CACCACCGAACTGATCCAGAACGCTTCCCGCTACTCCTCCAAGTCTTGAGCGTATAGAGCCGGGGACTGTCTGGATGTAGCTTGCAACTGTGGTCACATCTGTCGTGAAGTTGAATGGACAGGTCTCAACTGCATGTGATTTCAGATTCTGCAAAGTCTGATTACATGCTGAAGCTGATGTGGTCACAGAAAAAGGCATTGTCACATTCTTGGTGAGGTCATAGCTTATATGCTGTGCCTCAATGGTGACTTTTCCGTTGATTGGTCTGCTTATCTTGTAAATGCGAAAAGGCTGAACAGATGAATTTGCAGAAGGCTTTGCAACTATGATCCCTCTGATGGCTATCTCTGAAAAGTGCGCTCCCGATTCAGGATAAACCATTTCAAGTTCATACTGTCCGTTGCGCTCTTCCCTAACCACACAAGAAATGGCATCAGATAACCTTCCGATGCCATTAGTTGTAAAATCTGTTGAATTTTCTGTGAAAAGTATTGGTTTCATCTAATCCACCATCTGGGAGTGATCTTGACGCTTGTAAAACCACCGTATGTGATCGTGTTCTCTCCGGGAGTGAGTTTAGGGAACTCCCCGTTATTAAGAATAATATTGCCGTTTCGGCTTACTGTTCCATAATAGGCTTCCTGGGTGTCACAATCGATGATTGTTTCACCGGAGACACCTCTTACTGTCGCCGACACAGAATTGATTGATATCGTACCAGATCCGACGACATCAATGAGCGGATTCGCATCATGCAAGGTGGGATTCTTGATTCTGAATCCACTTGTGATGCTGATTGGCTTTTCTCCTCTTACAAGGAACTTCCTTGGGTCACAGTCAAAATTAACTGTGAACGCTGCGTTTTTGCGGTCAGAAGTGTCAACTGTGAACTTCTCCACATATCTTGCATTCATGAAGATGTCGGGATCGAATGTGTCTGATAGACGACAATAACCGGAAGTTGCTGACAGCTTATTTCTAAAGGCCTTTATGTTCTCTCTGACGTTCCCTTTGCAAACAACCTTATAAGTTATCGGGATGTTCTCAAAAGAGCCGTCTTCAATAGATAACGTCCCTGTTCTGCCAGGTATCTTGATTGTCTCAATCACTTTTCCGCCACCTTCAAACTGATTCTTATCGGCGGCGTACATGTGATAGTCTTGAGGATTGATTTTTCCAAATACAAAATAATTCATGCCCATACTCCCGCCACTCTCTGTCTGTCGGCTTCAAGATAATATGAGATTTCTTCTGCAAGTTCTCTGGGATCTCTGTCTGTGCCGTTGATGTTGAACACGTTGTTGAAGGTCACGGAACTTGAATTGCTTGTTGTCATCGGCTGAACGTCTCCAAAGTAAGGGACTTCCTGTGATGCTTCCACGGACTCTGCTGCTACATCGTGCATTGCTTTTGTCACATAGTCAGCATCCTCCTCAATACCAACAGCCATTCCCTGGGGTATCATTCTACCGATGGTATTTTCCATCAGCTTTGAAGGAGATCCAATATCCCAGAATGATAAGGCATTATTCCAAGCACTCTTACATGCTCCTTTGACGGCATCCCAGATCTTCCCTCCGGCGTTGCTGATTCCTTCAGCTATTCCGCTGATGATGTCCCATCCTAAACCTAACCAATCGATTTCATTGATGGTGTTGCTGACTTCTCGGAGGATGTCCCACATTGCACTCAAGGCATCCGGGGTTGCTCTCCATAATCCGGCTATGAGTTCACCGATGAGTTCTATTCCCGCTTTGAGGATCTGCGGAAGGTTCTTATATATCGTGGTCAATAAACTCTGAATCAGCTCCAACGTGGCCTTGATGATCTGCGGAAGGTTTGTGATGATAGCCTTCACGATGGTCAACAGCATTTCAACGCCCGCCTTCAGAATAGTGGGAAGGTTGGTCATGATGTACTGTGCCAGGGTGTTGATTATCTTACTTGCGGATTGTATGATCTGTGGCAACTGCTGAAGGATTCCATTGACTATCTTTGTAAGAATCTGAATTCCGCTGTTCAGTACAGTCGGAAGATTGGCCGTGATGCCAGTGGTCAATTCCGTGATAATGGAATTTGCACCTTCAAGCATTTCCCCAATAGTGTTCATGATCCCACTAACGATAGAATCAACAATTCCGGCTCCATCTGTGCCGAAAATCTCACTTGCTGATGTGCTCAACGTGGTTGCAAGCGTATTTATGAGCTGTGTTGCTGCTCCCAACCAGTCAAAGTTCATCAAGCCTTCAACGATTGCAGCACCTAACTGAATTGTCGCTTCTGCGATACTCGGAAGAGCCTCAATCAATCCCTGGATGAGATTCGTCAAGAGCTCCATCCCGGCCGTGATCCATTGAGGAGCATTCTCCGTCAGCATATTGAGCATATTGACAAGAAGATCTGTGAGACCCGCCAAGATGTCCGGAGCGGCCTTGAGGATGTTCCCAACCATCGGGAAGAGGTTATTTGTCAGGAATGTTATGACACTCTGCTGAAGAATGTCCAAAGAAGGCTTTATGTCTTCACCAAGTGCAAGGTTGGCCAACAAATTCTGTGCCGCTGCCTTCATCGTGGCAAAAGAGCCTGTGAAGGTTCCCTCTGCTTCCGCTGCGGCTACACCCGTCAGACCAAGTTCATCTTGGATTACATGAATGGCTGAATAAACATCACCCAGATTGTTGATGTCATATTTAACACCAGATAACTTCTCTGCATCTGCAAGAAGTCTCTCCATTTCGGTCTTTGTGCCACCATAACCCAATTTGAGGTTATCAAGCATGGTATAGTTTTGCTTTGCAAATCCCTGATAAGCGTTCTGGATAGAGCTGATATCAGTTCCCATCTTTGCGGAGTTGTCAGCCATGTCCAGAATTGCAGTGTTTGCGCTCTCCATAGCCTTGACTGTATCACCGCCAAAAGCCTGTTTAAGTGAAGCACCAAAAGAAACAGCCTGTTCTGCATAGTTATTAGCCGATATTCCGGCTTTTACTGCTTCGGAGGCATAAACCTTTGCCTGTTTCGCTGCATCCCCGTATAAGGTGTCTAGGCCACCAAAAGACTGTTGTAATGCTCCGCCCGCATCAAGAGCATCTTTGACTATCTTACCGAGTCCAAGAGCAACAACAACCTTCTTGAAGGCTGAACCAAGGGAAGATCCCAAAGCACCGCCCGCCGAATCTCCGGCACTCTTGGCAGCGGCATCCGCCTCTGGTCCGAGTTCTTTTGCAATTTTATCTTTCATTCCAGTCGCCGTGGGGACTAACTGGACATAAGCTGTTGCTAATTCACTCATAAAATCTTCTCCGAGCTATCTCAAAGGCCTCTGCTGAATCAAATCCAACTGTGTCTTGTGAATGGTCTCTGTATAATTCCTCAAGGATGGACTTTGGTTGGTTCTTTCCCTTGTGTCCGTCCTTGGTCTTCTGCCAGATTAAAATACCGAGCCTGTCAGCGATCATGGCTAACATGGTTGTTTTCACGTCAACCTTGGCTCCGGCTAATTTCATTTTGATCCTTGAATCATCACGCAACCCGACTGCCAATGTAGCAAGCACTGACAGCCGGATGCTTCGATAATCGTAAATGTGGTATGTTTCCGCAAGGTCACATATCAGTTCTTCCTTGCCGACTCTGAACATTTCGGCAAGGATCAGGAGTTTTTTATCGCCTGGTTCTCCTTCGCACTGTTCAAGACTTCAGCAAAAGCCTCAAATACCTTCTTGGCTGAAACACGTCCGGTCTTCTTATCCCTAACGTGCTCATATAAGGCTTTTCGCTGTTCCTCTCCCAAAAGGGCCTTGATAGCGTACCTATATGAAGACATGTCACCATTATCCATATCAACGAGAGCGTCAAGCAGTTCCATGTCATCAAGTACGTCATCATGTATTTTGTAAACAAATCCAGTGCTCGTTTTACCTTCGATCATTCATCATCCTCCTATCGGTGCAATTGATGTGCTAGGAACCTTGAGGATGTATTCATAGTGTGTTGCCTGGTCTGATGTTGAATCGGGCAAGCATGAAAGCGTGGTGTTATAGCCGATAGCCTCATTGTCAACATAGCTGATCTCATCAACATTTGTGACCTTGGCATCGGGGAGCACGATCCTCTTGAGGACTCCGCCACGGAGTATCATATCGATTACCCATGAGCACTCTTCCTGTTCCTCACTGTTTGCAACAACCCTGATCCCGGTATCAATGTCTCCGGTCACGTTGTTATTGCCGTACACAGTCTTGAGCACGTCCGTATTGAGCGATTCAAGAAGAGTGAAGTTGAATGTGTCTGTTTTTGATGTCTGAACAGACAGAACGGTGTCACCGCCCCATGCTTTGATGTCTTCGGATTCTGAAGAGTTGTTGTTTACAAGGCCTGCGTCTGAAGCATAGCCAAGACAAGCGAAAGCGGCATCAAGTGATGCGTTTGCGGTAGTCGGGAGTGTAGTCCCGAGCGGTGCCCTGTAAATAGCTCCGCCAATCTTCGGCTTACCGACGCTCACATTCTGTGAGTTATTATTAGCCATTTCTTTAACCTCCGTAATAAGTAATGAAATACACCGCCTGATAGCGGTGCTGTTTTGTTTGGGTGTCTGTATAGTTATAATCACTTGAAAAGTCACAACCGCCGATTGAATCAAGTTCTATGATTTCATCCATAGCCGTCTTGACTCTTTCGTTCAGTTCAATGGTATCGACCAATGAGCTTCCATAGCTCTGAAGGGCAATCGTTGCCCCGTCTATGCGGTTACTCCGTGATGATCCTGTCTTCTGGACAATGACCATCCTTGACGGAGGTTTTGGAGGCTTTTCAAGGAATACTGGGATATTAAGTTTTGATTCAAGGAATTCAAGGACAATTCTTTCGATCATAGTTTTGGTTTCTTTCCGATAACGGCCACTGTGCCCGCTGCCTTCAATAGAGTGTTGTTCTCAAAATTGTCATGAGCTGCATCCTTTGATGCCGGGAAGACTGTCACTGTTGCAGTTCCGCCCAATACATGGACTTCGCTTTTATAATCCTCTCCGGCTGTCATGGCCACCTGTGATCCCAGATCTCCAAGCCAACCTTGAACTTCTTTTGACTTGAAGAGTTGCATCACTCCGGCGTTATTCAGCTCAATTCTCGTCTTGGACATAACGCTCTATCTTTACCTTCTTATTCCATCGTAAAGGGATATTTGACTCTATCCCCGCCGTTGGTACTCCGATTGTGTTATAGATACCGCCAAAGGGTGAAGGCAATTCAACTTGAGTGTTCTCCCAATCGTGGGAGTCACCCTTCGGGATCGCCAACAAGTAATTAACCCTTTTTCCGTATAACTCAAGGGTGGAAGTCACATCATCCGTTGAAGGTTCTCCAACTAAAACGTCATCAACTTCAACCCACTCGGTGGTGTATTCCGGCTGATTAGACCAGTCATAACCGCTGATGGTTTTCTGTAACAGCTTGATATTAATTCCCTGAATCACTGACTAATTCCTCCACCGGACTGTAAGAGCCGATCAGATTACCGACTCCCAACAGTTTTTTATCGTATTTATCAAGATAGATCTGACCAACACCGCCACCACCTGGAATGGTGAAGCTCTGATTGTAACCAAGAGCACCCATTGATCCCTGTGAAGCTCCGACAGGGAACATATCAGTAGAAGTCACAATCACTCTCTGGACAGTATTCACAGATACTTCCTTCTTGTTATCCAAAGCAGCGTTGACATTGTAAGCATCAATTATCAATGCGGCCCTCTCAAGAAGGGAATTGCAGATTGTGCTTTCCTGTTCTGTGAGTGTCCTTCCTATTCTGTTTTCTATGTCCTCTATCGTGGCGTAAGTCATTTCTTTCTCCTTGACTTCTTCACAGGCTCTTCCTCAACAGGCTTTAAGGGTTCAGCAGCGGGTTTGTGGCCCGCTGCCTTGTATTCTTCTACCCTGTCATCCGTGACCCACATTGTTGAGCCTGTGTGCTTGTTTTTGAACTTAACCATCAAGCGTCTGTGAGTGAGTTGAAGACAGATGTGTCAGCACGGAAACCAACTTCGATCTCTGCCCTTACTGCAAACATGTTCTGCTGGAACAGGTTGATTACATTGCCGCCGCCAAGGTCAAGTGTAGCGTCGGATGAGTAAGCGATCTTAACACCCTCAACAGTTCCGTACATGGCCTGTGTCCAGTCACCCGCAAAACCAACAACGTTAGGAGCGGGAGAGGTTCCTGCCACATATGCGCCTCTGGAAAGCGTTATTCCTGCGCCAAGAATACCGGAAATGGAACCATCAGCAACGGTGTTGAAGAGGGGTCTCTTGGTCTGATCTGTTGCACCATTGACTATGCTCTTACCCTGGGGAGAAAGAACTATTCCGTTCATGATTCCGCCGTGGTCTGAAATGTCTCCATCAGCGGCCACAAATCCGGCATACGTGTCTGTCTTGATATCCTGTGCGGTTACGTTTGCAAAGGTATCAAAATCAGATCCGGGAGCCTGAACGCCACCGAATACAGTGTAATCGAACTTCCGTCCAAGTGCGTCGGGCATTCTTTCGATTATTGCATCATAGAGTACTGCCAGATCCCTTCTGAACTCATCTGAAAAGGGAACGGTAACTGCGATCTTGTAAGCTCTCATAATCTTGGTCTCAAGACCGGGATTCGATACAGGCTTTGCGTTGGTCTCACCGACCCATGCTGCATCCGGATCCGATGTGATTACGTTGATTGCAGCTCCTCTTCCGGGAAGTGGAATCTGTCTTGCCAGTCTCATGATTGCGGATGATTCCCTTGTTTTCTGAAGAATTTCACTTGATACGTCAACAGGAAGGTCAACGGATGTCCTGTTGGTAGGTGTTCCTACTAATGCCATTTTTCTTTCCTCCTTAATTCAAAGCGGCATTGGCCCAATCAGCGAACTGCTGACGGGTTGTGCCTTTTATCGTGTTCTGTACCTCACCGCCATCCTTGACAGTGGGATATGTGGCTTGACCCTTGAACTCAATCAAGGCCTTTGCCTGTTCAATACATGTTTCCTCGGTCTCTCCGGTCAATAGGTTGGTGGGGATTCCGTGTTCTGTGGCCACCTTTTCACGGATTGTTCTGATCTCTTCGGCTTTCCGTAATTGAGTCAGCTCTGACTCTAACTTCTCCGCCTTTTCGTGGGCCTTCTGGAGCTCTGTTTTGGATTCTTCCTCAATCTCATCGAATCGTGTAGCCTTCTCCTTCAATGTCTCATAATCAGCGTATTTATCACGCTCTCTCTTGAGTCTGTCAGATATGATCGCATCAAGCTCTGACTGGGTGAAGGTCTTGGTTGCCTGTTCCTGATTCACAGTTTCGTTTTCCATATTCAATTACCTCTCATTGAGTAAATATTCCGTGATTGGCTCACGTAGCCTATGAAAAAAGAGCCTTTCGGCTCTCTAATCAACATTTGTCTCTTCAGCTTTGTCTGATTCCCGCTCTTTGCGCTTTTCGTAAGCATCACGCTTTTGAGCGTTTATCTTTTCTCTGTTCTCTGCATAAAATTCACGCCGTAAAGCGTTTATCTTTGCTTTTGGTGAACTTCCGTCTGCATCTTGGTACATTTCCAGGTATTCTTCCGGTTCGTAACCTTCAACAGTCGTTTGAGGATTGTGCCTTATCGCATAGTTGCAATCACAATTACTGTGGATGTGTTCAGCGTGTGTGCTCTTTGGAGCGGGTTGCCATCCTCTTGAAGCTAAAGCAATACAGAAGGCACATGTATCACCGCTTGGAATCCACGCCCATTCTGCATGATCCCGCTTTGCATTCTTCAGCATGGTGTCAGCGTTGGCCTGTTTGACCATTCTTCCCACCACTGAAGATATGACCTCCGTGTCCTGTGAATGCTTCATAGTTCCATTTATGGCTTTTGCAACATCCCCGTAATCCATTACTTCTGCGGGTTCTGCTGATGGCAAGATTAAACCCTCAAGGACTCCAAGCGTGTCATACATTTCGCAAGCAAGTTCGGCGGCTCCTTCTCCATATTTCAGCGTTAGGCTGTTTGCATAATCAAGCAAGGCCTGTCTTTGTGCTGTGGTCTCCGGCAAGCCATACTTTGTTATATATGCACTCATGAGTGATGTCGCCTTACCGCTTATCTTTGAAAGCATTTCAATGTATTTATTCCATGCTGTTCGTGGTATCTGCATTGACTTCCTCAATTATCTGCATTCCTCTTGATCTTGATTCCTGGGACTTGATTCTTCGGATATCAGCCTTATCAAATCCGATCATTTCAAGGAATGTGTCTGTCTGTGCAAAGTTTTCTCTTGCGCTTGCGATCTTGATTGCAGCATCTGCGGTGACGGCTACACTTGGCATTGCCGGATTCTTGAAGTGAGCCATGATGCCCTTCTGTTCCGGTGTCAAAGCGTCCAATCTTGTGTTGTTTGTGATCGCAAGGGCCATCAAGCCGATTATCCGCAAACTGTCACCATTTCCAAGGTTTAACTGTTCAGCCATGCCAACCAAGGTCTGTGACTGTGCAAGGATCGCATCTGAACTCGTTGGATTGGCATCATTTACAACTCCGGTATCTGTCACAGTCAAGCCTGTTGCAGCACTAAACTGTGTTGCAAGGACTCTCACCATTTCAACATGAGGAGATATAGATCCTTGTGTGAGCTGTCCAAAGGTTGGCTTTTCTCCGGTCTCCGGATTAACTGTTGAAGCCAATATTGAGCCAACATACTGTTTGAACTTCTGATTGATGATTACATCATATTGTTCATCGGTCACTCCCAGAAGATACTTCTGCGGGGAGGTTGCAAACTCAAGACCGATCGTGGCGTTGGCTATCGTCCTCACATAGCCGTCTATTAGCCTTCTGACGGGTTCTTTTATACGTGAACGACCAAAAGGCTTATTAGAGGTTGCGTTCCACCTTAACGCCTCCATTAGAGGCCTTCCCATCGAATGTGGGAATCTCTCTGCCTTCCACAATCCTTCTGTCCTTGAGAGCACCCAGACTGAATCATCCGTGTAATAATTGATGAGTGAAGGTGTCCAAGTCTGGTCATCGTTGTCCGGTACAGAATCTATGACCGCAAAACCGCACTTGATACGGCCTTTTTCACCATCCCAAAGGGCAGCGGCTGTCTGCGGTGAATGAAATCTGATCCGACATCCCTGTGAATCCTTTGAAAGAGTCGCAAAGGTACAACCATACTTCAATTCATCCCGACAGGCTTTTGCATATTCCGCTATAAGGTCATTATTAACAACAATCCGGTCAAGCTCTTCGATGTCCTCACCATCTATTCCAACAAATCCATCAAACATGGACCTTGCCGCCAAGACATCAACTGTCTTCGCTCCCCAAGCACAACCGATCTCAAGTCTACTCATGCCATCAGGAAGAGCCAAGCCAAGGTTTACGTCGTTTAATGAGATTTTACCTTCATAGTATTTATTCTTGATGTAATTTGCCGAAACATGGGAATTATACACATCAAGAAGTCTCTGAAAGTCATCAACCTCATTTGCGTCAAAGCCGATTATTTGATTAGGAATTAAAGTGATCTGCATTATCCTATCCTCATCTTCTTGTTTGGATCTCTTTTGCTTGTCTTGACTCCGTATAAGGCCAAAGCACAAGCCTCAATCGGTGTTGAATTCTCTCCACCGAATCCCCAACCACCGCCGATGGGTCTTTTGGTTGAAGTGATTGCACTATCTCTCAAGGCCTCTTGGCCTTCATACCATGTGACAAGTCTTTCATTGATGTCATTGGTGAGCATTCCCACCGCTGCCACCATTTCTTTTGCTGAAGGTCTTATCACGGAGTTCTTTATCTTCCACACGTCGCTTATTTTGTCTATTAAGACATCAACGCCGTTTTTGCCGTCTATCACCACACAGGAGGCTTTTGTATATCTTTGGTTAAGCCAATCAGCTAACCATTGAATCCCTTGCCCTGTCGGTCTCTCGTCTATCATGGAGATCCTTTCGGTCTCATCGTTCACTACCGCGCCACACAAACACACCAAAGAGCCATCAGCGGAGAATTTAACTCCATAAGCTGTTTTGCCTTCGGGTTTCATTTCTGTGGATCTGCAAGCATCCCAGGCATCAGCCTTGATGACTGTCGGGGTTTCTTCCTTCTCCACCGCCGGAGACCACCATCCAAGTCGTTCACGGGCAAATCCATCAATGCTCATGGTCTCATACTCGTTTAGGATGGTCTTTTCGGCTATTCTGTAACCCATAGCGGGATTGGTCTCATAGGCCAACTCAAGAGCTCTGTCAGCATCACATATCGTCTCTTTGAGGTTCTTGCTCTCTATGCTCCACTCAAGCCACCAAAACCCGCCCTTTTCTTCTCCGTGTGCGTCTCGGTGCATGTTTGCAAATACTGTTCCATGACAAGCCGAATTGGGAGGAGTCCCAATGAAGATCTGCTGTGGCATCATTTCAACGTCGGAGACTTCGGATGCTGCTGAAATGACAGGAAGCATTGCTTCTTGCTGTTCGTTGGTCAGTTCCTGGGCCTCATCGATGATAATCACCGAATATGTACCGCCTCTGGCTCCGCTGTTGGTTCTCGTTGCAAATTCTATGCAACCGCCGTCATGAATCTCTCCGTCTTCGTCTTTCCAATCCTTGAAGTATATCCCCTCATATCCCCTCACATGACTGATTTTCTTCACGTCCGCTGCAAAGTCGGGATATCTTTCAGGACTCTCAAACAGATTGCAAAGAGCGTTGAACATCTTGTTGGTTGTCGTGCTATGGTGTGCCGAATACAAAACTTCTCGGTGTTCAAATACGCTCATATACACGGCATAATACCTTGCCGCATAGGATTTCCCGTTCTGTCTTGGCTTTGAAATGCCAATAGTTAAAGCTGATGGTTCACCGTTCTTGTTTCTGGCTAACATCAGCTCCAATTCACGTTTCTGTGAAGGGTAAAATGTCGCACCGCCTTCGTCTTCAAACATTTCAACCACTTCAGATCCGTATGAATAGGCATAATCACCAACGACTGAATATGTCGGTTCTTGCCTACCTGTTCTCATTCTTCCTCTTTAGGCGGTCATGCTTTGAAACCTTCTTTGTGGTCTCTTCTGGAAGTGCCTCAATCTCTGCCATGACTTCCATCAGTCGCTTGGTGTTTGAGGCCATATCTCTTCCGCTCTCACAGTTTTGGATTGTGTTTGCTAAAATGTCTCTTAATGCAATCAGTGTCTCCCTTTTGTTTCCGCTCTTGGCGGCTCCTACAAGATCTGTCACGTCCAGACCTCCTCTCTTTATACCGTGATTAAGTCTCTTTTAACTGAATTGCAACGTGCATGAGCACATTGAACGTTATCCCATGTATGTGTACCGCCTTTTGATAGCGGGATTATATGGTCTACTGTCGGGTACCATGCTCCGAAAAATCCATTCCATGTGTTGTCGTCTGTGTTACACAAAAGACCACATATCTTGCATTGATAGTGGTCTCTCTCAAATACTTTTATTGGTGTGACAGAAGGGTCATAAAAGACATTGTACTTTTTGCACCTGTTTTTGAAGTTTCCTCCCCGATATCGTCCTTTGCAACTCTTTGAACAGTATCTTTGATGCTTGTATTGAGAATAAAACGTCTCTCCACAGGCTTCACACTTCTTCGGGATCTTTAACTCTGCTATCAGCGAAAGAGAGCGCATCAGTCGGATTCGTGCTTCTCTTAATTCCTTCTGTTCTCTCTTTTCTTCTTCGTAACACTCGCAAGTGGTCTGATACTTTTTTAATGTGCTTTTTCCTCTCTCAATGATACTTCCGCATTTTTTGCACCTGATTCTGTATCTCCGACCTTTATATGCCAGAAATTCATATTTGCCTTCACAATGCTTATCAATAAATTTTTGACCATTTTCCGAAAAGTGCCATCCCTTTGATATCTTCTGCTTTTCGCTTGTCGCATACTTGGCATGGACACCAAGCTTCTTCATTCTCTTTGCAAGATTCTCGACGTGAACTCCGTATTTGTCCGCTATCTCCTGTCTGGTCAATCCATCGGATATCCCTTGGAGAATCTGTTCGTCAGTGATCTTGTAGTGCTGATTGCCTCCGATGCCCTTTCCTCTTCCGTTTGCAATCAGATATTTGCTGACTGTCTTTAGGGAATGATGAGTCATTTTGGCAACCTTTGCCTGGTTCTGAATCCTGTCGTATAGGTCTATAACCTCTCTGATCTGTTCTGAAGTCAGTTCTGCCATGATTACCGCCTCCGTAATCTGCCTATAATCAATGCCACAGAAGGTACTAGGCTTGTACTGTTCGGGAGCTACCCTATCTGTGGCATATATTCAACTGTGGAAAACTTCATGCGCTCTGTACGGCGCT